CTCGTCGGCGCCGCCGTCGTGGCGTCTGAGCCAGTGACGGGCGGCGCCGCGAAGTTTCCCAGCCGTACCCCGTGGCGCACCTCGGCCACCGCCTGCCACAGTCCAGCCGAGACGGCCTTGCCGTGGGGGCCGGTGACCAGGTCGGCCAGCTTGGTGGAGGAAAAGGTCACCGGCGTGCCGTCGGCGTGCATGACCCCTTCCCAGCCGGCGACCAGGAACGAGAACAGGCGGGCGTTGTCGGCCAGGTGGTCGGCTTCGGTTTTGTCTTGAGCGTCGGGGGCTGGCGTCAGCGAGGCGTGCAGATCGGCGTGCTCTTTTTCGGAGAGCACGTTCAGCAGCGCCGTGAAGCGCTGAATGACGAACTCGCCGCCGGCGGCCGGCACGCGCACGTCGACCGGCCAGGGCACCGGGGCCGGGTCGATGACGAAGACGGGGGTCAGAGTCTTCTCGGCCATGATCAGACAAACACCAGCGTGATTTCGGTGTTCAGGTCGGTCGGGTCGCTGGGCGCCAAACTGAGCGCGTAGCCGACCGAGCCGTCGATGTCCTCATAGGCGACATCGACGATCGGCGTCTTCAGATCCACCTGCACCTTGTTGCCGGCCGTCGGCCCATGCACCACCTGGATGGCGATGTTGGTCTGCGCCACCTTGAGGGCGAAGGGATCGAGCACGGCCAGGGTCGGCGCCAGGATGCTCATGCTGCCCGATGGCGCGCGGCCCTTGATGGCGATCGCTTCGTAACCGCCGGGGAGGTTGTCGTGCACGAGCTGGTTGACGCCGGCGACCTCGAACTTGCTGTAGTACGAGGCGACGCCATTGACGGTGCACACCAGGGTGTTGGCGGCATTGGCCGGGTATTCCGTCGGCCAGCCGGTGCGCGTGGTGGCCGGCATGGCGGTATCGGTAGGCACGATGTAGAGCGACGTCAGCTCGACGTGCAGCATCGGCAGGCCCTTGTCCATCTTGATCGACCAGGTGCCGCGGGCGCCGGTGCCCTTGTGCAAGGTGCCGTCGATGTTGATGTAGAAGGTGCCCGAGCCGAAGGCCGACGACACCAGGTTGTAGGTGACGCTGGTGACGGCGACCACTGTCTCGGCAAAGCCGCAGCCCAGCAGCAGCGGGCCGATCTTGGGCGCCGTGCCGAGCGTGCCGGAGGCGGCCAGGGGCACGTCGAAGGCGAGCTTGACGCGCTTGCCGGTGACCACCTTGGTGCCGTTGCCCATGTTGATGCGGGTGACGTTGCGCTCTTCGACGTCGAAATCCTGCGGCGTCAGCGTGACGTTGTGCGCCTCCATCCAGTTGGCGGCGCCAGTGGGCACGGGGTCGGTGTTGTAGGTGGCCTCGGGCTTGTACAGCACCGCCTTCTTGGACCAGAAGCGGATGGTGGGTGCGGGCATGTCAGGCTCCCTTCTTTACGGATTGATCGGCGGGTGCGGCAGGTATGGCAGGCGCATCGGCCACAGCGGCCGGGGCGGCCGGGGCAGCCGCGGCGGGCGCGTCTTCGGTACGCTGCACCAGGGTGCGGATGCCGGTGGCCGGGTCGAGGATGTAACTGCCGCCCTTGCCCCAATCGGGGCACTCGGTGATGTCTTTGGGTTCTTTCGCGGCCATGTCAGCCCCTCGCGTAGATGTTGGTGTGATAGACGTCCTGCCAATACAGGACGCTGTTCTTGAAGCCCAGCAGGCGCCCGGCGCCGCGTTCCAGCGGCTCGGCATCGGTGGGCGACCAGCCCAGCAGCGCCGCCTGGACGGCGATGCGCAGCGTGGTCAGATCGGCCTGGGCGGCTTCGCCCTTGGTGTCGGCCACGTTCTTGACGGCCAGCACCACGCCCAGGCTCACGCGGATCTGCTGACGGATGAAGTTCGCGCCCTGGGAAGGCCGCGGGTCTTCACCGAGCGGGATCACGAAGGCCGCCGGCATGACGGCCGGTGCACTGGCGGCCGCGGCCTCGAACTCGATCGAGCCGCCGACCAGGCGCAGCTGCTCGACGGTGGTGCGCAGCAGGGTGGCGGTTTCGGTGATCACTGCTCAGTAGCCCGCCAGGCTGTCGGCATCGAACTGCTTGGTTCGGGTGCGCGTGGCCGCGGCGCCGCCTGTGGCAGGCGTTTCCGACACGGCTGCGGTGGTCAGGGTGACGCGCCCGGCGGCGACATCCTTGAGCCAGCCCACCGCATCCGCAAAATCCTGGCGCGACTGCTCGGTGTTGGCGGCATCGAGCAGGTAGTAACGCGCGATGGTGCCGGCCAGGCGCGGCACGTTATCGGGGACCGGCGCCAGGGGCACCGTGTACCGCCCGGCCACATACCCGTTGATCAGCGCGTCGGCATCCGCCAGCGCGCGATCGACAGCACCGGGCGGCAGCGCGGATTCACGCTGCTCGATCTCGTCGGCGGTGTAACGCGCGATCAGGTCGGTGCGGGTGGCGTAGGTCATAAGGTCCTTGGCTTTTCGTTGCGACACCGGCCCGCAGCCGGGCCGGTGTCCGGGTACTGCTCTCGGGGTGGTATTCCTTAGGCGACGGCGTCTTCGATGAAGTAGCCCAGATCGTTGGCGGTGATGAGTTCCTTGACGGACTCGCCCACGCGCACCACCTGGCCGCCGCGCATGCCGACGTTGCGGTCGTATTCGCTGCCGCTGACGCGGGAGCCCCATTGCGCGGTGAAACAGAAGGTGGTGCCGCGCTTGGTGTTCGCGTTCTTGTTGCGGTGGATCAGGGCACAGTGCTTGCCCCACACCCGCGTCAGGGTTGGCGCCTGGCCTTTCTTGGCGGTGTTGATCCAGCCTTCACCGACCAGCACTTCGTCCAGCTCGAACAGCGTGGCCAGGAAGGCGCGCGGCACGATTCCGGCGTCGCCCGAGCTGCCGTTGTAGGCCTTGACGATCGTCGAGTGCATCGCCAGCTTGGTGAAAGCCGCGCGGCCGATGACCATGACGTTGGGGCGCATGATGCAGGCGTCGAGGCCCGTGGTGATGTCGATGATCGGCGTGCTGTCGGCGTGCGTGGAACTCCACTGGTCATTGCCGGTCAGGGCCGTCTTGTGGGCGGCGGCGTACTGGCCGGCGCTGAAGACCAGGTCGGCAACGCGCTTTTCGCGGGCCAGCATGATCAGCTCGGTGGTGCCTTCGGCGGCCTGCATCAGCGGATCGGGCATGCCCGGCGAGTTGCGGGCGTTGTCGATGTCGGCGATCGGCACCGCATCATCCAGCGCGTGGTCCAGCGTCGAGGCATCAACTTCGGTGCCGGTGAATTCGACCTGGTTGGGGCGCCCTTTACGGCCGACCAGCGTTTCCGGCACGGTGAAGAAGGTGCCCTTGGGATAGCTGGTGTACTTGAAGGCTTGCGCATCCACCGGCACGCGTGGCATGACATCGTCGGCGATCAGCTTCGGATTGCGGTAGGCGATTGCCACCGCCGTCAGGCTTGGGGTGACCGGGAAGGGCGCGTAGGTGTTGCCGACCAGCATCGGCACCATCGCCAGGCCGGCGGCCGCATCGGGCGGCATGACGCCCGCGGCAAAGGCGACGATGACCAGGGTGGCGACCAGGAGCTGCACGCCGTGGAGTTTCAAATAAGCTTTCATGTTCAGTTCTCCGGTGGTGAAAGAGGGTTGTGCAGCGCTTACAGGGCCAGCGCCACGGTGCGATAGCGCACGCGGACCTTGAGCGGGCTGTTGCCGGTGGCGATCTCGGCCGAGGCCAGGTTCATCACCAGGGCGGCGTTACTGACCGGGACGGTGGCCGCGGTGCTGGCCGGGTAGACATGGCGGTAGGCGTCGGCCGTGGCGTCCAGGAAGCCGGTGGTTTCGACAGTGGCCACCAGCTGGCCGCTGCCGTTGGTGTAGCGCACCTCCAGATCCTCACCGGCGGCGATGCCGTTGTAGGCGGCCGAGTTGTAATCGAGCATCAACTGCACATCGACCGGGATGATGGCGTAGCCGGCGCCGGGGGCGGCGACCAGCGTCTTCGGCGTGGCGTTGAGCGCCAGCAGCTCGGCGGTGGAAATGGTGACATCGGCCGTGGCGATGCCGGTGTCGGTGGCGATCACCTGGCCGGCGATGACTTGCACCGGGATGATGTCGCCGGCGACGCCGGACACTTCAGCGATGGCGCCGGCGTGCTGTTCGGTACCGGCCACCACGGTGGCGGCCACGCCCTTGCCGTCGGCATCGGGGATCAGGATGTTGCCGCGGGCGACCGTGCCGCCGAGTTCCAGATAGGCCAGGCCGAGCTTGATGGCATCGACCATGCCGCCCGAATCGGCGGCGATCTGCTCGGACACGCCGAGGATCGGCACCGAGGCGTCGGTGGCCTGGATGGCGGCGTTGTCGGCGGCGCCGTGTTTAACGAAGCGGCTGGCGGCAATCGCCGCGCCGGCGGTGTAGCTCTTGATCAGTACGGGGGTCATGTCGGCTCCTGGTGTCCGGGTGGTAAGGGGGTGCGGCGCTTACTTCTGGGCGCCGGTTACGTGCTTGACGGCGACCGCGGTCGACACGGTGCGGCCGGCCTTGGCTTCCGCCTCCTGGAACTCGACCGCCTTGGCCGCGATGGCAGTGGCATCGGTCAGGTCGAGCGCGGCGGCGTTGGCCTTGGCGCGGGTGGCGGTTTCGCTGAACTCGAATTGCTTGGGCAACGCGGACAGCCAGCCCTTGACCGCCTCGGCCAGCGGCTGCTTGGCCTCGCCCTCGCCGAACTCGACCACTTGCTCCTGGCCGGCGACGAAATCCAGCACGGCGACCACGACGGCGACTTGTGCCGGCAACAGGACACCATCGGTGGCCAGGGTTTCCGCGAAGGCGGCGTGGGCGGCGTGACGCGCGGTGGCGGCGGCGGCTTTTTCGGTGGCGGCGTTGGTGGCCACCAGGGCGGCGAGACGGGTGTTCTCCGCTTCAAGGGCGGCGGCTTGTTCAGGGGTCACGGTGGGCTCCTCAATGACAGTGGTGGGGGCCTCGGTGAATGCCGGGGCGGGAGAAACTTCGGGTGTGGCTTCGCGCGACGCTTCCGTAGCCAGCGCATCAACGTCGTAACCGTCGATGACCTTGTCGGCGGTCTCCTGGCCGTGAGCGGCGATGAACCACTCGCGCAGCCGGCGGAACATGCGGGCGACAGTACGGGCCTCCCATTCGCCGAACTCGACCACGCCCTCTTCGGCCTCAGCGAACTCCGGGGCGCGCAGGCCCTTGACGGCCGGCGGCTGGGCGCCGAGGAAGCCGACGTGGCGCAGGTAATACACGCCGGGCACCGGGTTCTGTGGTGAATCGGGGGTGTAGAAGCTGGCAGAGATTTTCTTGAGCGCGCCGGACTTGATCCACTCGGCAAACTCGGGATTGACCTGGTGCGGCAGGGCTTCGAGCCCAGCGCCGGCCGTGAGCGACTTGACCCAGCCGTAGGCGGGCATGTCGTGGCGCGGGTGGCCGACGGTCAGCGGGGCTTCGTGCTTGGC